GGCGGAGGGACCACTGTCGAGGGCGGCAACGGCGGCGCTGGCGGGGGCGGCGGATCCGGCTATCTCGACCCTGACGACGTAGAGGGCGGCGAACTGTTCACCGGCTCTGCGCTCGCCCCTGGAAACTCGGCGGATCCCGACAGAGGAGACGCCGGCGCCATCGTCGGCGGCGTTCCCCAGCCCGGCCGCATCATCTTGTCCTGAAGGGTTCAACGTCATGGCCGACGTCTATGCGATCATCTGGGAGGGGGAGCCGCGGTTTGTCTCAGACCTTGCGCCGTTTCGCACCCAGCAGCCGGGCGGCGCAATCATCCAGCACCCCCGCCGCCGCCTCTCGCGCTACAGCCCAGAACAGCGAGCGGCCCACGGGATCCACACTCTGGCCGTCCCGGAGCCGCTTCCCGGGCAGGTCGAGATCGGGCGAAGCCTCAGCATCGAGGCGGGCGAGCCCGCACTCTCGATGACCTTTGGCCCGACCCCGGTCCCGGTCGCGGTGGATATGCGCCAGGCGCGGCTGAAGCTGCTCGACGAGCCGCACGGGGAAGGATCCCGCCTCGACGCCGTCGAGGCCTATGTGGCGAGCCAGGACCAGAAGGCCCAGATCGAGTGGGTGCACTCCAAGGAGCTGCGCCGCGATCATCCCCTGGTCGGCATCATGGGCCTGTTCTTCGAGCAGACCTCCGCCGACATCGATCAGTGGTTCCGAGAGGCGGCCGCCATCGGCCCGACGCTCGCCCTCTGATCGCCGGCTGTCGGGACGCCCCGCTACCCGACAGCGCCCGCGCGCAAGCCTACCGCCGGCTCGCCATCGTGCCGGCCATGGGCGACCCCTCTGAAATCGAGCGCCGAGCCAGCGATCAGATCCGCTTCGCCGTGGTGGAAAGCCGCACGGACGACCGATGCATCGTGCGCGCCGGCGACCTGACGTCGGGCGCCATCCCCTGGTTCTGCTTTCGGGCCGGCGAGACGATCATCCGGTCCCGCCCCTCGATCGGCGAGCAGGGCCTCCTGCTCTGTCCTGAGGGCGAGATGCAGGCCGGTATCTTCCTGCCCGGCGTGACCTCCGACCGCTTCCCCCTGCCAGCCGGCGACAGCGAGCTCGTCCAGTTCGGGGACGGCTGCCAGATCAGCTACGACCCGGCCTCCCACGTCCTGAGGATCGCCCCGCCCGCCGGCGCTAGGATCCAGGTCATCGCCGACATCGAGATCGAGGGCGACGTCCAATGCTCTGGCGACATCGTCGCCGGCGGCGTCAGCCTGAAGAACCATCTCCACGCCGGCGTTGAGCCGGGCCCGGGCGTCACCGGGAAACCGCAATGAGCGGCTTCAGCGCCCACACCCTGCAGCCGATCTCCCGCGAGGCGTGGCTGAGCCAGGCCATCCGCACGGTCCTACTCACGCCTGTGGGCACGCGCGTCATGCGCCGCGACTTCGGCTCGAGCCTGAAGGAGCTGATCGACCAGCCCCAGAACGCGGTGACCACGGTGAAGATCTACGGCGCCACGGCGGTCGCCCTCATGCGCTGGCTGCCCGTTTTCCGCCTGGCCCGCGTGATGCTCGAGCACTTGGCGCCCGGCCGCGCCCAGCTGGTCGTCGAAGGCTTCGACCTCGCCGCCCCCACACCCAACGCCCTGCTCCGTATCGGCGTCCCGCTGCAGCTCGCGGCCGGCGCCGGCGCGGCAAATCTCACCTCGAGGATCTGAGACGATGATCTTTCATCACGGCCTGAAGTTCGCGGAGTCCACCGAAGCCAAGCGCTATCTCGCGACGGCCGCCACCGCGGTCATCGGCCTGGTCGCCGTGGCGGCCGACGCCGACGCAACCGCCTTCCCGGCCGACACTCCGGTCCTGGTCACCGATCTCCGGTCGGCCATCGCGAAGGCCGGCGAGGAAGACAGCCTGGCTGCGGCCCTGCAGGCGATCAGCGACCAGGCCAAAACCGTGGCCATCGTCGTGCGGGCGGTGGAGGGCGCCGACGCCGCAGCCACCGAAACCGCCGTGGCCGCCGCGGTGCAAAAGCTGGAATCGGCGCAGTCGGTCGTCGGCTTCCGCCCCAAGATCCTCGGCGCCCCCGGCTTCGACACCCAGGTGGTGGCGGCCAAGCTCGCCGAGACCGCCCGTAAGCTCCGTGGCTTCGCCTATGCATCCGCCGGCGGCGATGGCGCCGACACGATCGCCGAGGCCGTGACCTATCGGGGTGAGTTCTCCGAGCGCGAACTGATGCTGCTCTATCCCGATGGCAAGCGCGGCTCCGACCAGGTGCATGCCGCGTCCCTGGCCATGGGCCTGCGGGCGCGGATCGACCGCGAAATGGGCTGGCACAAGACGATCTCCAACGTCCCGCTGAGCAGCGTGACCGGGATCACCCAGGCGATGTCCTACGACTTCGAGGACATGACCTCCGACTCCGGCGTCCTGAATGCGGCCGCCATCACCGCCCTGATCAATGACACCGGCTACCGCTTCTGGGGCAACCGCACCTGTTCCGACGAGCCCCTGTTTGCCTTCGAATCGACGGTGCGCACGAACCACGTCCTGAAGGACACCATCGCCCAGGGGATGCGGACCTACGCCGACAAGCCGCTGCACCCCACCCTGGTCCGCGACATCCTCGAGGAGATCAACGCCAAGTTCCGCGAGCTTGTCCGGCAGGGCCGGCTGATCGGCGCGACGGCCTGGTACGACCCGGCCGAGAACCCGAACAACGCGCTGGCCGCCGGCAAGTGCGCCATCCGCTACGACTTCACCGACGTCCCGCCGCTCGAGGAGCTCGGCGTCACCGCCACCAAGACCGACGTCTATTTCGCCGACTTCGCCGCCGGCGTCGTCGGCGGCTGACGTTCTGCCGCAGCATCCCTGGCCAAGGCCATGAGGACGCTGCGGTTCTTCCCTCCTGATACCGCCTCCGAGGTCGCCCGATGTCCCGCCTGCCCCGCACCCTGAAGATGATGAATGTCTTCGTGAACGGCGAATCCTTCGCCGGCGAAGCCCAGACCGTCACGCTGCCGCCGCTGGCCCGCAAGGTCGAGTCGATGACGCTGAACACCGGCTTCGACGTCGAACTGGACCTGGGCAACGAGGTCCTCGTCCTCGGCCACAAGTATGCGGGCCGGGTTCCGCCGGAGATCTTGGCGGGCTACGGCGCGCCCGGCCTCGGCTCGCAGATGGTCCGCTTCGCCGGCGGCTACCAGGACCAGGACACCGGCGCCAACGAGCTCCACGAGATCGTGGTCCGCGGCTCGCACAAGGACATCACCCCCGGCGACCAGAAGGTCGGCGCGGTGGGCGAAGGCGAGGCCCAGACCACCTGCACCTACTACAAGCATACCGTCGACGGCGTGGTGCTGATCGAGATGGACATGCTGACGGGCCTGTTCCTGGTGAACGGCGTCGATCGCACCGCCGAGCTGCGCCAGTTCGTCGGCCTCTGATCCTTTACGTCGTCGCAGGCCGCCGGTGAACGCCGGCGGCCGCGGCGGGGCCGGAGGCGCGACCCGCCTCCGGCGACCATTTCCCTGACCTCCGGAGAGTGAAACATGTCTGAGACCCCCGCCGGCGGACGGCCCAAGTTCGCCACTGTCGATCTGGACCAGCCGATCGAGCGCGGCGAGCAGACCATCGCCAAGCTCACCCTGAAGAAGCCCATGGGCGGCGAGTTGCGCGGCCTCAACCTGGTCAACCTCACCCAGCTGGATGTGAACTCGCTGCACAAGCTGCTGCCGCGGATCTGTACGCCCGCCATCTCGGAGCAGGATGTCCAGGGGATGGACCCGGCCGACCTGCTGGCCTGTGCAGCCGAGGTCGCCGGTTTTTTTCTGACGACGCAGCAGATGGCGGACTCCCCGCCGACGTAGAGGACGCCATGGCCTTCATCATGGCCGTGCTGCCCGGCATCTCGATCGAAGCCATGGACACGATGGACATCCCTGAGCTCATGCGCTGGCAGGACAAGGCCGCGCGGATCCAGGAGGCCAAGGCCGGAAAGGGCCCGCGATGAGCGCCAGGGAAATGCGGATCCGCGTCCTGATGTCGGCCCTGGACGGAGCGTCCGGGCCGGTGAAGAAGCTCGCCCAGGCGGCGTCGAAGACGAGCCGGGCTATCAAGGAGCAGACGGCCGAGATCAAAGCCCTGCAGAAGGCGCAGGGCAAGCTCGAGAGCTACCGCGCCGTGCGATCGGAACTAGGCGCGTCGGCGAAGGCCTATAGGGACGCGCGAAGCCACGTCGCCAAGCTCAGGGCGGAGTATTCTGCACTCGAGCGCCCAACGCGGGCTCAGACCACAGCACTGAACGCGGCCACGCGGGCGGCCGACAAGGCGCAGCTCAAGTTCAAGCTCCAAGCCGACCGCCTTAAGACCCTGCGCAACGAGTTCCGCGATGCGGGCGCCAGCGTGCGGGACCTCGGCCGCTACGAAGACCAGCTGAAGAGCAAGATCTCTGGGACCACGCGGGAGATCGAGCAGCAAGAAGCTGCGCTTGAGAAGCTGAGGAAGCACCAGCAGCGAGCTCACGCCGCCCAGGCCAAGGCGAACACGATCAACAATCGCGCGGGCAATCTTGCCAGCTTCGGCGCGGGCGCCACGGCCGCCGGTGCCGCGATGTCGGCGCCCTTCGTCATCGGCGCCCGTGACGCCATGAATTACGAGAGCGCGCTCACCGACATCCGGCAGAAGGCCGGCCTTGCCCGCGACGCTCAGGCCGAGCTCGGAGACGAGATCCGCCGCAACGCTCAAGCCGCGAACCTCTTCCCCGAGGAGATGCAGGCGATCCTGGACGGGCTGACCGGGCGCGGCCAGGAGCTTGGCTTGGCGCGCCAGAACGCGCCACTGATCGGTCGGGCCTCCACCGCGTTCAAGGCCGATCCTGAAGCCGGCGCTCAGGCCACCGACGCGGCCCTCGACAACATGGGTGTCGCCACCAAGAGAGCCCTGGACATCATGGCCTATGGCGACCAGGTCGGGGCCGTTGGCTTCGGCAAGATGGCCGAGGGCCTGCCGAACCTGACCGCCGGCTATAGGAAGCTGGGCGCCGTTGGCGACCGCGCCTTCGCCGATCTGGTCGCCGCCCAACAGATGGCCGCGAAGGCGGCCGGGTCGCCCGAAGAGGCGATCAACAACATCAACAACCTGATCGACAAGGCCCGGTCTCCCGAGACGGCCAACGCCTTCAAGAAGATGGGCGTCGATCTGTTCAAGGAGATGGATGCCCTCGAGGCGGCGGGCCGCACCCCGCTCGAGGCGATCACCGAACTGACGAACAAGACCCTCGGTGGCGACACGAAGCGGCTGGGATTCCTCTTCGGCGACAAGCAGGCGCGGGACGGTATCACCGCCCTCATCCAGAACTTCGACCAGTACAAGAAGATCCGCGACGACGCCCTGAACTCGGACGGGCTGGTCGACAGCGCGTTCAACGATCGGATGCTCGATGCCGCCGAGAAGATGAAGGCGCTGCAGATCGCGGCCAAGGACGCCAGTATCGAGCTCGGCGACAGCGTGAAGCCGGCGATTGCCGACGTAGCCGCGGTTCTCACCCCCATGGTCGAAGGCTTCGGCAAGTTCGCCAAGGAGCACCCCAACCTCATGAAGGTGGTGGGCGTTTTCGCTCTGCTTGTCACAGTGGCCGGCATCCTGGCTTTGGCGGCCGCGGCAATCCTCGCGCCCTTCGCGATGCTAGTCGTCGTCGCAGGTGCGATCAGCGTTCCTTTCCTGCTCGTGGGTGCGGCGATCATGGCCGCCGTGGCGGTCGTTGCGGTAGGCATCCACCAGATCGTGACGCACTGGGACGGCATCATCACCTGGTTCAAGTCCCTTCCGGCAAAGTTCGTGACCTGCCCCCTTCCTGATCCCTCGTTCTGAGTGAGAGTCCGTCCAAGCAAGGAGACGGACGTGAAGAAGAGCAGGTTCAACGAGGCGCAGATCATCGGCGTGCTGCGGGAGCAGGAGGCCGGGAGCCCGACGGCGGAGGTGTGTCGGCGGCACGGGATTAGCGAGCAGACCTTCTACCGGTGGAAGGCGAAGTACAGCGGGATGAGCGTGTCGGACGCCCAGAAGCTGAAGACGCTGGAGGACGAGAACCGGCGGCTGAAGAAGCTGCTGGCGGAGTCGATGCTGGATGTCTCGGCGCTGAAGGACCTGCTGGGAAAAAACTGATCGGGCCCGCAGCGCGCCGCGACGCCGTGCTTCGCCTGATGGCGGAGCGCGGCTTCTCGCAGAGGCGCGCCTGCGGGCTGGTCCAGGTCGATCCGAAGACGGTGCGCCGCGTGGCCCAGCCGGGCGATGTGGCGGTGCGCGAGCGGCTGCGGGGGCTGGCGGCGGAACGGCGCCGCTTCGGCTATCGGCGGCTCGGCATCCTGCTCGAGCGTGAAGGCGTCAGCATGAACAAGAAGAAGCTCTTCCGGCTCTACCGCGAGGAGGGCCTGGCGGTGCGTCGTCGTCGCGGCCGCAAGCGCGCGACGGGCACGCGGGCGCCCATGGCGCTGCCGGATGGCCCGAACCGGCGCTGGAGCCTGGACTTTGTCGCCGACACGCTGAGCTGGGGCCGGCGCTTCCGGATCCTGTGCATCGTCGACGATTTCACCCGCGAGGCCCTGGCGCTGGTCGTGGACACCTCGATCGGCGGCCATCGCATGGCCCGCGAGCTGGACGTGCTGATCGCCGGGCGCGGGAAGCCGGCCACCATCGTCAGCGACAACGGCACGGAGATGACCAGCCGTGCGATGCTGGAATGGACCAACCGCACCGGCGTCGACTGGCACTACATCGCGCCGGGCAAGCCGCAGCAGAACGGCTTCGTCGAGAGCTTCAACGGCAAGCTGCGCGACGAGTGCCTGAACGAGGAGGTCTTCGCCAACCTCGCCGAGGCCCGCGCCGTGATCGAGCGCTGGAGGCTCGACTACAACCACGTCAGGCCGCACTCGGCGCATGGCGGCCTTACGCCGGAAGCCGTGCGGCTGAACCCCGCGGCCGGCCGGCTGCGCAACTTAATCAGCTCCACCGGCCGGCCGCTACCGCCGACGCTGGAGATCAACTATCAACCCCCTGGGCTCTCACAATGATCGAGGGAGCGGCGGGGGGCAGGTCACCATATCCTCGAAGCGGCCGTTGATGAGGTGAAGGCGGGCGTCGCCTCCGGCCGCGAGTGCCATGAAGCTTTTGAGAAACCGATTCTCTGTCGGCTTAGCCTCGGGATGGGTGTGCGCGGAACCTGGGAGCGCGGCGGCATCAAGGAAGACTGGATCACAGACGATGAGGCGCAACGACATGTTGCTCTCGACCGCCGAGAGGATCGGTCGGCCGATGTGATCATCGTTGAAGCCGAAGCCGGAGACGATGACGGCCGTGTCAGGCTCGCGCAGGGCCGCCTGGAAGGCCCCGATCATGTCGAGATAGGGGGCCTCGAAGCTCTCCTGGTACTTGCTCGACCGCGGATAAATCAAGACCGGCTCGCCCTCTTCGCCCTCAGACCGCACGATATCGCCGCCCTTGCGCCGCCAGTCGATCGAGCCATGAAGCTTGTAGAACTGCACCACGTTCTCGATGTAGTCGGGTGATCCGTTGCCTCCGTTCTCACGTCGGACCACGTCGTAGTCGAAGAACATGCGGTCGTAGACCTGCCTCAGGGAATGGGAGAAGCCGTCGATGAAGGTGAAGCGGTGACGCGCCCCGGCCTCCTCGAAGCACAGGTCATAGTTTGTAGTGAAGATTTTGCTGCGTGATTTGCGCACCCCGCGCCGGCCGAGTTTCTGCAGCAGAACGGCGTGGGCGGACAGGTCGGTCTCAGTGTCGACGAAAGCGACCCGCTCGAGGATTGCGCTCTCTGCGTCCTTCACGAAGGCCCTGATCAGTTTGGTAGTTTCGTCTGTCGCCTTGGCATGAAGTTCGAGATGGAGCTTACAGAGTGTGAGGAGGCGCTCGATATTGTTGTCGACGTCGGCGTCCTTGAAGCACTGGTTGACCTTGGCGAAGACCTCGTCGCCGACTTTGGCCTTGGCCGCGTTCCAGATGTCCCACATTCCGGCCGGAGAAAGCTTGCCCGCTCCATTGCGGGCGCTGAATGACGACCCGGTGCCCGTCAGCACCACCACGTTCGTGGCGTTCAGCGCATTGAGGAACGCGCTCTCTATCAGGCGCCGTGCGCCTACGATCTCGACCTTTTGGCCGTCTCCCGTCATCTGGTCAGAGTAGTTCTTCCATCCCTCGCCCGGAACGAAGAGGCGCAAGTTGTTCGGTGACGCAGCATTGCCGTTCCAGAACGTCAT